CAAGAGCGCGATTATCTGGACGGTAGATGTGCGGCACTTGAGAATGACTTAGTGCTTGATGACGTAGTAAGCAAACTGGAAAATGTGCAAACAAGACTTGCTGACTTCGAAAACATGGCACGGGCGTTTGTGGAGTATAAAGCACCTGATCATATTTGCCGGATGCACTTTGATTTGATGCTGAAAGAAAGTGAGGAGTGATGGCTTATCCAGATGAATGGGACGATGTGCTGAAAGAACGTGACCAACTCAAAGTGGAGAATGAGAGGTTGAGGGAAGCGTTGAAAAAAATATATAGGCTATATGTACAGGAAGAATATCACTTGACTGCATTGAAGATGGCAAAGGTAGCCCAACAAGCCTTGAACGAGGTGAAGGAATGAGCAAACATGATTGGTCAGATTTAGATTACAAAGTATTTTACAAGCGATATGATAATCCTTTGGAGTTACAAGTGTGGCTCGAGAAAATGAAACATGAAGAAGGACTTGACCTTGTATCGTTTAGTCTAGAGTATTTTGTATTTAAGCCAGAACAAAAAGAGGTGACGAAATGACAGAGTTTACGAGTGAGTTTATTGCGAAGCAAAGGGAGATTATAGCAGATGAAAGCCTTTCGTGGAGAGATTATGAGAAAAAGGCAACAAGCAACTACCCCGATGCCCTCGACCACATCGAACGCCAAGCGAAACGCATCGAGGAGCTTGAGCAGGAACGGCGGTGGATACATCAAGATAAAACGATGATAGCTAAAAAGGATGGTGATAGTTGGTGCTTTGTGCTTCCTGATTTTGTAAACTTGCATGAATCGAAATCTGAATATGTAGACGGGATTTTGTATAGATTCATCGAGGAAATATATAAAAAACTACTACCCCCGAAGGAGGAAGAATGAAAATAACAGATGTTGATATCCTAATTAATGAATTTAGAAAAGGCAGAAACACATGGCCGAGAGCGTCAATTGAATTATTTATAAGAGAAATTACAAGACTTAATAATCATATTGCGATGATAAAAAGCCTTTATCCATTGGCTTATAAATTGATCGCAAAAAAGAAAAGTTTTATCGTTGTCGCCATTGATGAACCATATTACAAGGACGTGTATGAAATGATCCGTGATGAAGAAATTAAACAAGATGATTGGTCTGACCAGGATGAGGAAATTTTTATCCGCTCATGCAGGATCAACAAAGATATGTTGAAAGTCAAATAGAAAGCGAGGGAGAATGAGCGATAAATGCCCCCACTGCAAAAAAGAAAATCTTGGAAAGTGAGGATGAAATGTACATTAGTGATGTAGATCAATATATGTTTGAAGTTGAAAAAGCAATACAAAAATATGTCAAAGACCAATATCAATTTACAGAAATTTACAACAGGTGCTATGAAGCGGTTGCTAAAGCAATTCGAGAAGTACAGGAAAGTGAGGAAGAATGAAATACTATAAGATCATCGATGAGAATAACCTGTCCTGCAATGACGGTACGTTTGACTGGTCGGAATATTTGCCAACCAAAAACGAGGACGAAAGCTGGACACCAGGCAAGTGGACACCTGAACATCCCGTCGTCATGTGCAAAAGTGGATATCATGTTATAGATGCCTACCATTTGCTAGACTGGGCAAATGCTCAGCTATACGAATGTGAAGTAATTGGAGCGTCAACCGATGAAGATAGCAGCAAGTATGCCTGTAGATCAATTCGTCTTGTCAAAAAGATTGAGACATGGAATGACCGCAACCTGCGCTTGTTTGCTTGTTGGTGTGTCAGGCAGATATGGCACTTGCTGGATGATGAACGCAATAAAACCGCGGTTGAGGTTGCCGAACGATATGCAATTGGCGAAGCTTCCATTGAGGAGCTATACGTGGCTAAGGATGCGGCTTGGGAAGCGGCTAGGGATGCGGCTAGGGATGCGGCTAGGGATGCGGCTAGGGATGCGGCTAGGGATGCGGCTAGGGATGCGGCTTGGGATGCGGCTAGGGATGCGGCTTGGGAAGCGGCTAGGGATGCGGCTAGGGATGCGGCTTGGGAAGCGGCTTGGGAAGCGGCTGTGTCTGCGGCTAGGGATGCGGCTAGGGATGCGGCTTGGGAAGCGGCTAGGGATGCGGCTAGGTCTGCCCAATACCAGCACCTATTGGAAATGCTGGAAATAGAAAGCGAGGACGAAATGACAGAGTTTACAGCGGGAGAAAATAATGAGTGAACGTGAACACACACTATCAAAAGACTGTTGGTGTAATCCAACTATTGTGAATAAAAATGGATATGAATACCCCGCAAGTACCCGTGTCCGCTGTACGAAAGATGGAGAGTATCCAGAAGACGACATAACCGTACTAGCAGAGTTTCATGGAGTAGACTTTGCCGATATACCGCATATAGTGTGGTTTGAGTGGGACAATGCTCAGTGGGTAGATTTTCTTACCGAAGAAATTATACCAAATGTACCAGAAGAAATGACGGTCTACTGGCAACCACTTACCAGCTTGAAAGAGCAGTATGAGAAGAAGAAGGAGGAGGTGTAATGGACAAAAAGCAACTCAAACAACGTGTAGCGGAACTGGAGCAAGAGCGCGACTACCTCGACGCAAGGTTGGAACAATTCGAGAAGCTGGCTCGTAAATTCGTCAAGTGTAAATATCCTGATAGCATAATTCGATTACGGTTTCAGGCGTTGCTGAATGAGGAGGACTCATGTTCTGGATAGGCTTACTCATCGGTGCATGTGTTGGGACACTGTTAGGCGTGATTATCGTTGCCATGTGTGTGTCCGCTGGTGACGCTGATAAACAAATGGGAGTAAAATAGAAAATATCACATAAAGCAATCAAATCAAACCCGTCTTTTCGACGGGTTTTTGTTTAAGGCGTTTTTTAGCAATTTAGAGCAATTTTGTTTTTTTGGCATATCAAAAGACATTATCGCAATATAATCATTTTTTCCACGCCTAGCAATCATGGGAAACCAGCCTTCCCGCCATATTCTTAGAACACATTTTCAGAACTTTCATTCTATCGTCAGGATAATGTGAGAATCTACACGTTTTCCTATCGAGTTTTGTGTGCCAACATCCATAATGAAACTCGTCCAAAGTGCATAATAAAATCAGCCCTGTCACTCTGATATATGATCCAGGACTGATTTCGATCGGGAACCACCGATCCGTTTGTCTGTCAATGTGTCGGTTGGGTCGTCCAACAATCGCGCGCCGTTTTTCTTAAACTACGATCACATTGACACATGCTCAACCATGCTAACGCTGGTTGGCATCCGGCAGTTACTAGCTACCGGAGGAGTAACCGACAACCGAAGAAGTCGGCAAAAATGAGTTGGCTCGGTGGGCGGTTTCTCAACTCTCTGGAGTCCTAAGCCTGCCAACTACTGTTATCATTATCATAGCACAAACATTCTAGTATTGTCAATAGTGAATTTGTGGAGTCGTAATCCATGGATTTTGGTGAATTTGTACAACCGTGCTGATATTACCTGGATGATAAGCGTGGATGGAATACACATTATAGAACATAAATAGAACATTACATTAGAGTTTCTGAAATTGATGACTATTTCCGATATTGCCTATTGACAATTAACAATAAATGTTATACAATATAGTTAGATTGATAAACAAATTAGAAATAAGGAGATTGAAATGACAACAAAAATGAGTTTAGAAGAGCTGAAAAGTTTTATCAAAGAAAATGAAGGCCCGTTTGGCGTCTCCAGACTTACGATGAGCGAAATCGCAGAAGTTGCAAAGGAAAACGAACTCGTAAAAATCCACAGTTTTGAGCTTAATCTTCATCAGAACGAATATCACGCATGTGAACAGGATGAAGAAAATTTACATTTTGTCTTTGACTACAACGGATATTTGCACGGCGTCAATATCGACTTCTTTTCTAGGTCAGGCAGCGTTGACTGGAGCGACGTAGGGGTCATTTCTCATGAAACAAAAAAGTAATTTTTAGCACGCGAAACCCCGGCTCCCGGGGTCACCAGGAAAACGGCCTGGTCTGATGAGCGAGTACTAGAAAAGGAGAAAAAATGAAAAAAGAAATGGACATCGTAAGAAACACCCTGATTAGTAGATTTTATGACTTAAATATCGGAGAAATTGACGAAATTTATAACATGTCAACTGATATCCTGCAAAAATTAATTGATGAGCTGGAGGATGCAGATATTAACGTTGAGCTGGAGGATGATATCATCCGTCTCGCAGATATCGTCAAAAAATACCTATAATCATTTGCCTTTCCGGTGGGTGGTAAAACCGGATGAAAGGATTATCATGAGTATCATTAGTATGAATCGCTTAAATCCCTCAGAGATGACAAAAATTATTGATGGCAAACGCTACACCGTAAGCACCTCTACCCTCCTGGCAGACAACGACTACTGGGACGGCAACGATTTTACCAAATCCGGTCGAAACACTTTCCTATACAAAACCCGCGGCGGCGCATATTTCCGGGTTGATCTCACCTGCTGGCAAGGAGAGCGTGACACTATCGAGGCACTCACCCGAGATGAGGCAATCGAACTCTACGAGAGCCTGCCAGAACAATACATAGACTTCGAGACCTCCTTTGACGCGGTTGTCGAAGAAGCCAGTGCCGGACGTCCTGCGCTCTATGATAAGCCGATGAAACTAACGGCTGTCAGGCTTCCGGAAGAAATGCTGGAGTGGCTAAAAGCCCAACCTGGCAGCATGTCGGATCAGCTCCGCGCCATGATCGAAGAAAAAATGAATTAGATAAATTCACCCACTCCACAAGAAACCGCCTAGCAAGCGGTTTTTGTGTTAAATGGAACAGCCCACCAAACGGCAGGCTGTCCACGGAGGGAGAAATGAACGGATGTATGCTATTCTTGGGGGAACACAACCCCCTGAAACAAATCAATAACAGGGCTTACAGCTATTGGATTGTGAATTAATGGCTCGATTGTAATTTCGGGTCTATTTTTTTTTTCCCGCTTACCTAAAGTAATCTTAACAAAACATGATCCCAATGGTTTAGGCACGCCCCCCCTTGTGACCTCCCACCCGGTAGTGCCATCCCCGTAAGACATCATGTACCCTGGTGTTCTAATGTGATGTTGAGTATCAAAGTAATGATCACCTTTACCGCCTACCCGTTCCCTTGTGATCGGGATCCAATATGCATTGTGGCTGTGACCATTTACAACGACATCAGCATCAGGTAAATATACCGCTTGCCTATTAGTTTGGATTACTCCACGTGTTACAGGTGCTTCACCGCCAGCCCCGTGAAAATATTTGATGTTGATTGATCCGTGTGGTTTACCATCAATACGTAAAACAATACGCAACCATCCACCATAACCACCGTGAATAATTCTTGATCCTGTTTTGTTGTTGAGATAACTAACCAACCTATCTGACAGAAAAGTATTGGCATTTTTCAGGACTGACAATTCGTGATTACCGGGAGCAATCATGGCAATATTATTTGCATATTTTTCCAGTTTCTCCGAGCTGTCCTTGACAACGTAATCGTAGTAATCCGATCGCCTGTATTCCGGGCGCAAAATTGACATGTCCCGACGTGGATCAAATCGCCCCTGCATAGCGTCGAAAAAATCACCGATGACAACTACGGAAGCATCTCTTAATTTTGCTTGATCTAAATCTGAAAAAAACATGTCCCGATTACAATACACGCTGTCAAAATGTGTATCACTTGTAAAATATAGCCATTTTTCTAACAGTTCTCCTGATTCAAAATCAAACAATATTGATGTTACTGCCCCTGTTTGCATCGTTGTGGTTTTCAAAATTTACCTTTCTACTCCATGTACTGCCAGCCACCATGCACAACCGCTGACCAGCCGTCTTTGTCTTTCACCCATACGCTACCGCTACCGTTTACGTGAAGGTCCTCGACCTTCACAACTTCCCCGATTTGTCGCATACGTAAAACCGCCGTGTTGTAGTAGTTGTTAGGTAATTCACGCACACGCACGGGTGATACCACTTTCAATGTAGGCAATATAACCGATGTTGGAGGTGGTTCAGGAGTTGGTGTTGGTTCGGGAATATTTTCACATGGTTGAAATGCCCATTTTTTGAAATCATTAACCGTTCCATTGAAGTAATTCAAATCCAATCCGTGGCTTTCAACTCCAAAATCACGACCATTATTTGAAAAAGGCGGATCACCAGTCCATGAATACTGCCAAAACGTCCACATATTCCAAATACCTAAATAACCTTTTGAGTAGATAATTGATTCACTACCTGGATAAGAAATCCACAATGGCCATTCTTTCAATTCGTTTAATCTAGGATGTTTAGAACGTTGTATCATCAATGAAATTTCACCATTTATATATAAAATAGGTGTGTGGTCAAAATAATGTTTGTAAACATCTCCCCAATCTAAAATCCATTGAACAATATTATAAGGTGTTGGAAGTGGCGTTCCGTCAAGATATTTTTCAAAGTCTAGTGCATGAGGAAAATCAACTGGATAATCTTTCAACGCCTCACAAACTTCTATTGCTTGTGGTTTAGCATACTCTTTCCATTTTCCCCATGTGTATGACGATAAGATTGTTTTATCTTTCAACCCTGCATAATTCTTTTTGAAATCATCATCAAAATCTTTTCCCGACATCATACGGATAAAACCACCGTCTGTCTTAAAGGCTAAAATGTCATAATCAATTTCTCCAGGTATTTTTGGTGATTCCTGAAAAGTTGATATATCAAATAATTTTGCTCTTGTCATAATCATCTACTCCTCTCTTAATTGTCACGCCGTATGACGTGACCAAGTCCAGTTGATAAAACTGGAATCTGTGTAGTTATGCGATTTCATAAGATAAACTAATTCCTATAATGTCAAGGTTCGTAAATCCAAAGGGTGTGGCGTTGGTTACATATGTACCGCCATCCCGTATCAATGAAAAAGTGCTTGCGAATGGTTCTACTCCACCGTTGTATAAACTTCCACCGTTGTCTCTTAACCTGTACGTTCCACCGACATACCTGTAATTATTTGGTGTGACAGGATATGTAAACGAATATGCTCCACTACCTGCCGTTGTTGTGCTTCCAAACTGTAAAAATATTTTGCATATAACAATTTTTCCTACAACGCTATATCTTCCTAATAATGTTCCATCTCCAAGACTCGGATTTGTTGTTGATGCTGTCCAAACAGGCGTCCAATCCTGCCACACGCCGCCGATTTCAATCGTCCGAAGCGCGTTGATTTGCTCCTGTAATTTTGCGATTTCACGCATCAATGCAAGTTCATTAGACATTTGTCTCTCCCCGAATTGTTGCGGTCACCCTATCAATCGTTTTACCGCCTGAGTTTTTATATTCGATGGTATAACCCAATACCCTACAATCGAACTCGTAACCTAAATACGACGCTCGAACCTTATCACCATAATTCCAGTTGATGCCGTATTGAGTACCCTCTGTCTCTACGATTTCACCCGTGAAAATTATCTTTGGAGAGTATTTATCAAGATAGGCTTCTGCTTCAGCGTCTAATGATGCCTCAACTGCTAATTGAAAATTTTCCGTTACAAGTTCACGCCTTGACCATGCGGACTCGTTCAAGCGGTCTGTATTGGTAGCACTACCAACGACCCTGTCAGCGCCTTCCCCCTTGCCTGCTACATAACAGGCGGTCGCTTCCATCGTCCAGTCAAAGTCTAAGGATGGGTTAGCAATGTTGCCAGCTTCGTCACTGAGCAACAACTGGTCGGTTATGTCACTACCGCGCTGGTCAACGTAGGTTTTGAACACCAACGGCAAGGATCCGGAATACACCGTGTCGAATGTAACCCATGTTCCCGCTTCCCGTGACTGGTTACTAATTGACTGAATTGTAGACAACACATATTGACGGCTAAATGCCTTCGTTACGGTTGCCCCGAACCCGTCATCACTGTCAACTGTAAATTGTGTCGCTGGTAGATTGCGAGTTGTGTCGGTCGCTGATACAAAGTTTTCGTCTATGATTTCCTTCATCACGTCACAAGCTACGCCCGTCTTACTTGCTTCACTCGATCCAGCGTCATACTCAACTTCGCGACCGTCAAGAATGTAGTTAGCGTCATAGGCTTTCAGGTAAACCATGTCACGCGTTCCATCCCTGAAATAACGAATATTTCTTAAGAAATAGCACGTTTCCCCGTCAAGTACCATGCTTTGATCTTGTTCACGCCACAACTCGAATATCATGTCCTTAGTGAACGTACCAACTGGATATAATTCGTCGTCCTGTGGCATGATAATTTCAAGCGGCATGTAAGCCCTGTCAAAGCGTCCTGCTGTAAGGCTTTCAAATTGCGACAATATGAATTGAGTCACGCCCTTGTCAGTCTTAACAATCACTTCATATTTAGGCATATTGCGCCCCGTCTATTCCGTGATAATTCTCCACCCATTGCATCGTTGCGGTAGTGTTACTGTCCGTTGTCCCGTCTATAAATGTTGCTATTCTGTTTGAGCCTGGCATGAGCGGGAAGTCATACGATGACCCTGGAAGCACATAACCCAACACCGAACCCCTGAAAGTTGACGCCATGGATATTCGTCCGGGTCGTAAGTCCAATGTAATCACTTCGCCAGAGAGTAATGTCAGGTTGTTGAAATATATCCCCTTGCCTGTTGTCGTGTTGACGATTTGACGTAGTAATCCCGGACCCGTTACAGTAATAATCGGATAGGTTTTCGCTGTGCCTGCGTTTGTGACAGTGTCATCGCCAGCGGTTTCAGCGTTGCCTGAAGTGGAAAAGCCAAGATATAGGTTGTCAAGGTTGTCGAATAATAATCTATAAACTATTGGATTTCCGGGTAAATTTATATCTAGCGGTTGATAGACTCCATTTCCTAGATAAACAGCAACTCTATCAGATAAATCTATGTCTCCGGCTGATGTAAATACACCTGATAGATATATTTTATCTTTATACTTAATAATTTCATATACTTCTCTATTTACACCATCCCCCAAGGCTTCCCATTTATATCCATTCCACCGCCCCCAATTTGCAACGGTTATACCACCCAATGTTGTGACGTCCCCACCAACATAAAGATTTTCAGCTTCATCTAAAAACGCAGAATAAAGAAAACTTATAACATCTGATCCAGTGCCTAAAGATTCCCAAGCTGAACCTGTCCACTTTACAACATAATCGCCATTAGCATCTCCAGCGTTAATAAATAAACCAACAATAAACAAATTGTCGCTTTTATCAACAACGATTTTATAGGCAGTACTTGTTAGCCCAGTTGATAAAGGTGTCCAGACTGTACCATCCCATTTTGCTATTCTTGCTGTATTGGCTACGCCACCAGCAGCGGTAAAACCACCACCAGCATATACCATTCCATTAGAATCTATTGCTATCGTAAAACAAGCAGAACCACCAAGCGTTAATCCACTACCTAAGCTTGATAAACTTGAACCATCCCATTTAACAATACCGTCACCATTTGCATCGCCTAAATCTGAAAAAGCACCACCAATATATAAATTACCGGAAGCATCAAAAACTAAATCTCTAACAGGCGCATTTATTCCAGCAACAACACTAACCCAAGCACCTGTTGCAACGTCCCATTTTGCCAGATAATCAGCGTCTGGGTCACCGCCTGCATTTTGAAAATCTCCACCAATCCAAATTTCTTTCGTAATTGGATGTTGTGCAATCGCTAGAATAGTACCCGTCACCCCTGCCATTGCAGACCACACCCCGTCACGATCACGTTTTACGATGTAATTAGCATTTGCTAATGTGTCGTTGTAGTCAAGTGATATAGCCCTGTTGCCGTCTTTCTTTAGATAGGCGTCCTGAATTTCAAAGACGATATTAGCCCGCTCGAAGTCGCGTTGTAGTCCGGTGTCAAGCCCTGACACATACACGCATTTGATGTCTATTGGCTCGCTTGCTGCCAGTCCTGCGGTTGTCTCACCCTGATAGCGAATAACGAGCGGTTGGTCATAAGGCACTAAATCAGGCTTGACCAATTCAATCAAAGCGTTTCTGTTACTCTGTACCGCTCCAATTGTTGTACCGTTGAATGCTACCGCAAGTGTAAAATATCTCGATGTCAGGTTAGTGCGCTGATAGCGTTTTGTACCATCTACCAGGTTTATTGAATTAACGTCCGTTGGAGCCATACCCAAACCTATAACATCAATCTTCTTACAATAATCTGTAATGTCGATCAATTCACCACCTGAGCGGGTTGTGGCAAGCCTAACGCTGGTGCTGGCGTTTTCCTGTCCAGTCCAGTAGTATTGGTTTACTTTCTTGATGGTTTCGATAATATTTCCATCAAAGTAGGTTGTCGGTGCTGTGTCCGCCTCAATCAGCACCCCGTCGATGTAAATAAACTCGGTAGCGTCCCCGTTCGTGCCTGTCTCGGATAATGTTAAAGTTCCTGCCAAGTCCCCAGCGTCTGGGTTGATGTGACAGTGTACACGTTGCCATTTGTCACGAATGGTCATGTCAGCAAGTCCACTAACAACGGTTGCACTTGTAAACCCCGTCCAAGTTAGCGTTAATTGTGTCCCCTCGTAATCCGAAGGAATGTAAATATCCATGCTTGCTACGTGGTCGGTATCTGCCAGTGTCAGTGTTATTGCGTAACTTGCAAGCAAGTCATTGTTTACATAGGTGCATTTACACGAGTACACGCCCCGTCGTTGTTGTACGGCACTGGTGGCAATCGCATTAGTACCGCCTTTAGTCCATCCGGTTGTCCCTGTTTCAAAGCTAGGATTAGTACAAAGGTTCGTTGCTGCCTTTGGCTTGATTATGTAAAATTTTTCTTTAGTTACTGTCATGCTAGGGCGTATCCTTTCGCAAAATCAATAGAACGGCTGAACTCATCCGGTGAGGAGTTGGAATAAACGTTGACGTTGTAATTATTATTTGTATTACCAGCCCCAACGGAACCGCCAGCAATTACTCCACCAACAGCCACATTACTAACGGCATCTTCTACCATTGACTTACCGCTCAAAATACCGCCTGCTAAACCAGCAGATATATTCATACCAATTCCAGCAAATACTTTAGATGGTGATTGTATTCCTAAGAAGCCTTTAGCGGCATCAATCGCGGCTTTTGCAGCGGCAACAACAGCATCAACTAACCATTTAACACTGTTTTTAACACCCTCTGCAATTCCGGTAAGGATGTCTTTTCCAAGTTGACCCCAATCGGTATCTTTGAACCATTTTACAACTGCATCAATTCCAATCTTTACGGCGTTCTTTATACCTTCCCAAACATCTGATAATATCTTTAATATCCGCTGCCAATCAGCGTCCCACATTTCACGCAACTTAGCACCGAACTCATACCACTTGCCCTCAAACGCTAATTTGAAGATTGCCAGAATATCCATGACACGCTGTTTTAGCGTGTTGAATATATTGACAATCCCGTCCCACATTGCTTGAACGGTTGATTTTATCGCTGCCCCATGCTCAGCCCACCATGCTTTTATATTGGCTAAGAATGTTGAAATTGTGGTTTTTATCCATTCGACAACGGCGGCGGTCTTTTCCTGTATTCCACCCCAATTATTAGTCCAGGCTTCGTACACAAGATATGCGACGGCTGCGACGGCTGCCATGACTAACAAAACAGGCCATAACGCAACCATCATAGACGCTATTGCTGGTAAAACAGTTGTATAAACAAAAGCGGCAACCGCAACCCCTAAGGCTGCCAACACTCCAACAATGACGCCTTCATTTTCACTTAGCCACGCTCCCATGCGTTTGAACCAGTCAATGACCTGTGGAATGGCTTCAATTACCTTACTGGCAAAGCGACCTAAACCATCAATGAACCGTTGTAGTCCTGCCTGAAATGCTGGATCACTGAATAAACTATTCAATGTTGCTGATAGTGTTTCCATCATGGGGAGTAATGCCGTCCCGATAGTGGCTTTCATATTCTTGAAATTTGCGGCAATAATTCTTTGCTGGTTGGCTAATCCGTCCGATGTTCTGGCGAAATCCCCTTGTGCTAATGTCGTTTGCTCCATAATCAAGGCGTAGGACGCTTGCGCTTTAGCGGCGGCGTCAATTGCACCGTTACCATCCCACAAGCCCATTTCTAAGGCTCTGGCTTCGATCAAAGCAGCGTTTAAATTTACGCCCAATGTTTTCAGCGGTTCTGTTTCCCCTGATAATCCAGCGCGTAATTTATCAAGCACCATTGTAGGATCCATGTTGTTGAATGATGCTAAATCTGCCGCTAATGTAACCAATCCCTGTGACATATCAAATGACGCGGAGGTGTTGATTTCCATCGCCCTGAATAAATTGCCATAAGTCGCAGCGGCTGCTAAGGCTTCTTCTTTGCTCATACCTAATGCAGACGCGGAGGTGTCACCGAACTTCAACATCTCGCCTGATAAGTCCTCAAAAACAACCCCAACTTTAGAGACTGTTTCGGATAAATCAGAAGCAGGAGCGATGGTTGAAGCGATAAAAGCCGCTCCTGCTGCCCCTGCGGCGGCACCGGCTACAATAACGCCTTTTCCAACGGTCGCTAAACCAGCGGCAATGTTTTTTGAGGACTTGTTCGCCTTGCCTTCGGCTTCATCCAATCCTTTTGTGTATTCGGATGAATCAAGCCCTAATGCAACCAACAGCTTTAGAATTGTATTTCCCATTATTCAGGTTCTCCAATCGTGCCACCTAATCCGGCTGTTATCATCGCTGCAAAGCTCAACATCTGCTCAGGTGACTTTTCTTCTTTTTCAAACTTCGGCATAAACTCATCGGCTGAGTGTGGCTTGTCGCCTTTTTTCCGGTTGACGTTGGCTAGAATTGCGCTGGTGATTGCGGGACCAATGTACTGGGTTTCCTGTCCGAACGGTTCAAGCTGATAGTAGACCATCCATTCTGTTAATTCCTTGCTGCTAATTCTGCTAAGCAATTCTGCCCGCGTCATTCGCAACGCTAACGCTAATCGGTAGGTGAACCGTCGAAAGGGTCGTTTTTCAATTCCTCTGCTAATTCCTCCACGTCTTCATCAGATATACCGGATAATCTTTGGGCTACTGCGAAAACGCGCTGTAATTCGGCTGCACTCTTTTGTGATAATGCCTGTACGTCATTCTCGTTAAATAATCGTTTACCTTTTTCGTCACAAATTGACATGCTTGCCAACTTGGCACGGATGTTAGCCATGTTCATTTGTTTATCTTTGCCACGCATAATGACTAATGAACCCTCGAACTTGTCGCGCTCTGCTCCGTTTAAACCCTTAACATAAACTTCCCCACCCCAACCAGGAGTGGGGACTAATTCAATCTTTATGTCTTTGGCTTCTAGAATGTCATCTCTTGTTAATACTGCCATTTCATCTCTCCTTAGTTAAAATCAAGCAAGCGTAGGCTGCCCAGTTATTTTCATGGTCACGGAAGCGGTTAAGGCTCCATCAGCGGGCATGTCAGGCTCAAAGCCTGTTACAAACGCGCTGAATGACCACACGGTCGCGGCTGTGTCTGTGAATGTCAGTGAATAGGTTTGTGCGGTTCTGCTTACCAAATCAGCTAACAGTCCACCAGCGGCGTTCTTGTGTGTTGCGGCTGCCGGATCATAGACAATATCAAAGGTCACTTCCCCTGATCGCAAAATTGTACCGACCACTTCTTCCCATGCCCCGGTCGAATCGTGACTGGTTACGTCCTCGGTATCAAGCGATAAACCTGGTCCCGAAATAGAGGTGACTGCTACAACGGTTGTAGCCCCTCTTTTTAACAAAGTTCCGTAAGCGCTGTACTTAGACATCTTTTACCTCTTTTTTCTTTTTCCAATATTCTGTTGTTGCAATACTTAATTTTTTTCTTTGTGTTTCTTTACTCTCTAACGTAAAAGTTTTAGGTTTAGAATTTGGATGTTTCATATTATTTTTATGCTCTTTGGATAATGACATATTGCCATTAGCCCTTTTTTCATTCCAGTATTTTAGAGCCCTTTTACTTAGTTCGTCTTTTATACTGTTTGCGTATTCGCTAGCCTTTTTCTTTACATCCTCAGGATATTTGATTCCATAATTCGATTTTGCAATTATCCTTTTGTTGTAAAGTTTTTCTGGCGTAAAATAATCTAAAACCATTTGTTCGTACAAAAGACAATTTACAGAGTCACAAATCAGCAATGTTTTGAAAATGTAATTTTCTTCTCCATACTTATTGAACGCATTTTGAAGATGCTTATTTGGGTGCTTATTGTTTCTTAGTTGCGAAATATGAGCCTTTTTTCTATTGTTTAAATTAACAGCAGAGCCTATATATTTTTTATTTGAATTTATAAAAGATATTTCATACACTCCGCTATTCATTTTTTATCCTCTCTAAGCCAGGGTTACTGACCCTGTTAATTTAAGTGTCACACTTGCGGTTAATGCCCCGTCGTGTGGCGCGTCTGGTTCAAAGCTAACAACCTCGGCAGCAAAACTCCAGGTAGTAGCCCCTGTGTCAGGGAATATAACTTGAAAATTTCTTGTTGCCCGTCGTGGCATAACTGCCAACAAACCGACTCCATTTGAGTGTGTTGGTGTGGCTGGATCCCAAACTAAATCTAGCGTGACCTCACCACTTCGTAGAACTGTTGCAACTACTTCCTCCCATGCGCCCGTGCTATCATGGGTGGTTACATCCTCAACATCTAATGACATTCCCGGACCTGAAATATTGCGCACCTGTGCGATGGTTGTAAACGCTTCAGCTGCTCCACCCGCAACTGTGTTTTCACTGGTTGCATCAGGGGTCAGTCCTGCACATGTGTCGTTGTCGTATGCGATATTCAAATCTACTACGTTAGCAACGGCGGCTTTTCTGGTTAATACAACCTCAGCACCAGAACCACCAACATGATACAAAGCGGTTATTGCGGCATTTGCTCCAATTGCTGCGCGCGCTTTCGCTGCTACCATTGAAGGGGTATCGTCTTCGACAACCGCAACGACAACGGTCACAGGAGTACCAGCAACACCAGTTGATGTAACTATAAAATTAGCGTCCCCTGTTGTAGTAATCGTTCCCACAACAACGGCGGTTTCAACTTGAAATGTACCATTACCCATTTTTAATTGTGTGCCAAAGGCATCGTACTTGGACAAATTAATCCTCCTGCATGATTACAAATTCGCTCATGCTGCGGTACATCTCCACAAGCGCGTCAAACGATGGTCTCTCCGTGCTTTGTAATGATGATCTAATTGTTACTGCATAAGGTGCGGTTCCTATCGATCCGGTCTTACCGTTCAAG